CGGCATTTTTAAGCGCTACCAATGTTTGTATTGGAAGTAAAGCTATACTCATCCCCATAAACTCTGCTATATGATATAAAGTCGGTTCGTCTATTTTAATCTGCCCTTCTGTTTTTTCGTCAAATGTATATCCTAGACCATGCAAAAAATTCCGAAAATTATTAACTTTAAAAGTCCCAACATATTCATCTAGCCCGGATTTTGTTAAAGCGGCGTTCATAAAACCCATAGTTACATCATACGGCCAATCAACAGTATCAGCGATAGCCCCATTCATTATTTTAGCGACTTTTATTCCGGTGTCCCAATTATTAATTTCTTTAGCTATTCCTACTATGGCCGGTATGAATGGTTGATTCCAATATTCTCTTTCTTTTCTATATCGAGCGATTTTAGAAAAAGGATCTTCCCCGATAGGTTCTTCTAAATCTTTCTGCGTTAGACCGGGGGGTAATTGTCCGTCCGGGCCATACTCCGGTTGATGGATATCCTGATCCGGTCGCATAAATTCATAAGGATATACAGAAGGGGATTCTCCGGTTTTTTCCATAGGCTCATTTGATTCTTCTGCCAGCATTTGATTATACAGATCACTCATTTCCGGCGACCATCTAGCCTGTTCTTCGGGTGAAGCGTATATAGGTGGCTGATTAAAACCAACGTCAATACCCGGATAATATTTTTTTGGGTCTTTAGCTACTGGGTAAACCTGTTCACCGAGATCAGAAGTAAAATACAGTTCTTCTTCTTCTTCTTCGTCAACCGTAACAACCGGAGGATCGTCTGCCGGGGGGAGCGATGAATACTCCGAAATTATTGCAAACGGATCTTCAATAGGTTCTTCCGGCTTCGATTTATTTGATTTAGGTAATGTAGCCATATTATTTTCGCCGTTTCATTTCTCGGATTCTTGCGTATTCTTGAATCTTACTAAACAGAACTTTCATTCTGGCTCCCCCCTTTTTAGGCCCGTATTGATCTAATACGTCCGGGCGCCAATTATTAAAATCCTCCATAGTTAAATCTCTTTCCTTATCCCCCAATATTTCTGTTTTTATATAGTCGTGTGCCTGAGACGGAGACAACTTTTTTAAATCCACAAGAGTGTCTACACTTGGGATTTCAGGTATTAACGTATTAATATTTCTAACTGTATTTGCCCATACTTTTGCAGTTTCAATAGCTTCTTCGCTCTGGTCGGGATTGTATTGTGCCGTAGTTCTAAGATCCACAATTTTTTTCTTTAATAAATTTCTAAATAATTTTAACCTAGAATGAGTTTGCCTAGGAGAATTTAGTACCCCACTACTCGGAAATAAATCCCGTAATAGTTCTTGCTCTTTAACAGCAAACCGAGGGCTAAGAGAAACAAATCTAATAAAATCCCGGGCTATTAAAGAATATAATAACCTAGATTGTGTAACTTGAGGATCTTCTGACCTGTCACCTAAAAATTGACTGAATTGTGCGACTGAGTCTTGTATAGCAGACCAGATACCTGTTGCTTTTTCTACGGTTAGAGCGCCTTCCCCAGTAGCGGCGCTCATAAATCTGTTTTTAAGATAATCCCCGGAAACATATCTCTCGGTTTCTTCTATTATGTCGGACGCAGTTTCATTAGTGATATTCTCAAAAACGGGGTCTACTATTTTCATTCCTATATCTTTTCCCGAACCAGTTAGTTCAATACCAACTCGCTTATCAAACCGTTCTGTAGGTCGGATTAATTCAGGTAAGTTTTCTTTGTACCCTGCCATTTTTGAGATTCTATCAGTTATTCTAAATAGATTTCGTTCTCCTGTAACTTGAGATCCATTTGGATATACACCAGTAACATAAGCATCAACAATAGCCTCTTTAAATTTTACGCTAAATTCTTCGTATCCTTCTTTTGGTTGCAAAGTTCCAGCGGCGATTGCTTTTGCCCCAAGTCTCGTATCGGCAATCGCACTTATAAGACGGTAATTTTCTGGCTTTAAATCTTCGTCTAATTCTGGAAACTTCTCTTGCCCTATAAAGTTATGGACTTGCATCATACGCCGATCATACTCTGGTTGCGTGATCTTTTTTTCCTTCAACATTTTATTTAAATACTTTATTGCTCGTTCTTGCGCTACTGTAGCCGGGGCGGGAGCGGGCGGTTTTAACCCGCTATTTAGACTAAGCGTAGCATCTACCCAAACCGCCGAAGAAATCTTTTTATCCGCCAGCATTTTATCTAGTCTATCTTGTTTCTTATCAGTATCGGAATCTGCTGGTGCATCTTTGGGTTTTATTCCGGTAGTCACCGCTCTTATTTCTTCAAGATACTTAGCTTCATCTTCCTCAGTTCTTGGCATAGGGTATCTATTTTCAACCGAGTCTATTTTTATTTCTAAATCTGTTTTCGTGTCTGTATCTGGGTCTAAACCAGAAAGAAGTTTTATTTTTTGGTTATGAAAGTCGGTATACTGTTTAGCGGTTGGGTTTTTTATTGTCTTAAATTCATCTTTTAGAAAATTATATACTTTAATCTTATCGGGGACAGGCTCCGGTTTTGGCCCTCCGAGCATACCTATTACTACTTCCTTAAACCTATCTTCAGGTAGGTTTAACTTTTTTAATTCGGCAATCTTTCCTTGAAACTCACTAAGTTTTGAAGATTGTTGGGTAGCATTAAATTTTTGTTGTTCTTCATCTATATACTGGTGTGCTTCATTAATTGATTTTGCTGTCCACCCGGTTGTAGAAATATTTTTCTGTCCTAACGCATCTACAATTTGATATATACGGGTCTTTGCTTGCCCGAACTGTCCACCTAGGACAAACTTTCTAACGGCGTCTTTTAATAACCCGGCATTAGCAGTTGATAACGCTTCATTCCGGGCTTTTGTATTTAAAGAAGAAATAAACCCATTAGCTATTTGTCTATTAGCAATTATTAAATTCACTACGTCACTAGCAACTGTCCGCCCATCTTTATCTGAGGCGGCGGCAACTTGTACTAACTGCGCTTGTAATGAGAGTTTAAATTGTTCTGTTCGGGCTGTAGCAACATTTTTTCGGAGTTTTGCGTAGGCGTTTTGTTTAACTAATTCTGCTTGCATACTAAATTCATCAGACGCTCGTTGAGACATAGACCGATTGTTCTGTACTATATTTAGTCTATTTTGAGATGCTTGTTCAATTAATTGATCTACTTTATTCATTCCATCTTTATCAACACTCCCATCCGTATTTCTATATGAACCAGAAATAGCATCAAAATTATTAGCAATTTTATCTATATCATTAGCTAAATTACCTTTTTCAATTTCTGTATTTATATAATCCGAGCGGTTTAATTCTTGCTGTAATTGTGCCGATTCTGCATCTGCTACTTGTTGAATTCCGGTTCCTAAATCAATTATGCCTTGGCTACCCCCTGTAAACGCATTAGTCGGTATTGACGTAGGGCCACCTCTTGCACCGGGATCTTTTGAAACGTTTTGTCGTTGTATATTTGACCTAGTTGGAACCTGTCCCGTATTTGGGCGTCTCATTGGGTTATTTCTTCGTCTTGGAAGTGGTATTGCCATTTTTATAATCCTTTTTCTTTTATTTTAATTCGATATATCGCCGAATGAATCAAATTGTAAATTTACATTCCGAATATTTGATCCCGGTACACCAAAAGACGGTTGAGGTTTTCTCAAATTAAACGCTTTCTCCGCACCGGGAGTATTAAATACAGCACGGCCGGTTTTAAATAATTGTCCACCAGCTTTAAATAATGAGCCTGTTTGTGATTGACGACCAGAAGCGGCAAACAATCCTGCTTGTGCTTTTTGGTTCATAACTTCTTGTTGAAGTCTATTTTCATTTACAAATCCCTGATTGATAATTCTCATTCTATTTAATTCAGATTCTCCCGCAAAATCGGAAGAAACTGCAAGGGGTGATCCAGAGCCAGCGCCTACTCCTGTTTTTCCTAATAACGCTCTACGACTAGATTGTAAATCACTTTGCTGTCTTGCAAAATCTTGTGCGTCTATTCTAGATTGTTGTCTTGCTCTTGTTGCCTGTTGTTGTGCAATAATAGCGTTATTATTAGCTACTCCTGCCTGAAAATTAGCTTGAGAAGCGGCGGCTTGACCCTGTTGAATCATTCCTACTGTACTAATAAGCCCCCCAACTAATGACATATTAGCAGAAATAGCCGCACCTCCGGCAAGCATTGGGCCGGTTACACCAGCTACGGTAGTGGTAAAAGCGGCTCCAAAACAATAACATTTCTTTGTAAATAATTTGTCTATATCGTTTTTATCTAACAGCATGAGATTTATTACCTTCGTGTAAGTATAAAATACTATTATCGGACATTGTAATTTCCTGCTCTAAACAGTTCATCCGAATATTAGCTATCCACTTTGGATCGTGAGGTCTTTTATATCCCCATGTTTCGGGAGCCACGCCTACTACATCTATACCACTAAAATCTATATACCTATCAAATGGCCCAAGAATAGGGACGATTGATACCGCTTTCTTTTTCGCTGGTATCCCTCGCAACATATCTATTCTCCAAGCGTAGTCTCCGGATTCTACTCCTACCGTTAACTGTATATTCTTGCTCCATTTAAAATTAAAATGGAGTAACGCTACTCTAGCAATTCTTTTTGTTCCTACAGAAAAACTATGCCAATGAGCTTTATTCATTATCTCAAAGACTTCCCGTTGAAACTCTAACGGTACATCATTATGAAATAAATCTGATCCAAAAGCTACTTCATATGTTGATGGTTCAGGATTTAGTAAAGGTTCTTCTAAAATATCTTTATGAATAACTGGACTATAATCTTTTCCTTCATCAAAATATTCCCAAAATGAAGGACAGCTATTACAGCCGGGAGAAATTCGTTCACATCCTGTAACAACAGGCCAATTTAAAACTTCTTTCGGAAACATCATATTGCCCACGCTCTCTTTATATCAGGGTTATCAATATAAACTAAACTATCTTTTCCTTGCGCTATTGCTACATTAGGACACGCCATAATTGCGGCGGTTAGCCCATGTGCGTCTGGATGTACGTTTTCTACATCTATTAATACCATATCTCCGGAATTAGCCTTTTTTGGGTTAATTTCCGGATAATCCATATCTTCGGTAGTTTTTTCTACGGCTTCTGTCAAACCCCCTCCTGAAAAACGTTTTAATAATTTAAATGCTTCTTTTTTGGAAGTGTATTTTCCTCTAAACCAATACCCCGGATCAGACCCGTTCATAGCTCGAATAGCGTCACAAGCAAATAAAGAACAATCTGATACTCCCCATTTTAACGGTTGCCGATCTCGTTTAGCTAAAAACCATAATAGTCGATCTGACCAATCACTATAACGCTTCATATTTTACCTTTTTAACCTTTTATATTAAAGCATTAATCTTAATTTCTGGTGCAATTGCTAAAAGTGTAAAAGGGGCTGGATCATCACTTTCTATAACAATTCTAGGATCAGACCCCCAGTTTCCGTCAAATTCTGCAAAGTATTCTCCGGTAAATAACGGAACCATTGTATCCATAGCATCGGAAACTTCTCTAAAATCCGCTTCTGTTAAAGAAGTAGAATCAGGGCCATAATTAAGAGTATGACTGTTTAAAAGAACAAACGTAACTCCGTTAATACGTTTTGTTTTCCCCACTGCGGTACCAGCACGGTTGCCATCTGCAATTTTTAATGTTTTTAATTTATGAGTATACCCTAATCCAACTTGTACTTTGCTAGCGGCCGTATCTAGGGTAATACCACCACTAGATACTGTTTTATCAGCTTGAACGGCTCCATCCGCCCATATTTTAACAGTTTGTCCTTCTAAATGAGATAATCCAGTAATAGAAGCAGTTGATCCTCCGCTATAAGTAATACAAGAATCACTATAATTAGCGTCTTTTGCATCTTGACCATTTTCATAATCTCGTTCCAATATTTCAATATATCGTACTGTAGCAGAATTAATAGTGCGTTTTATTTGAACCCATACTTCATCTCTATTTGTTGAATCGTGAGTTTGGCCAACAGCATTAGAACCGGGAATTACAGCTATGCTTTCTACGATAGCATTTCCGCTTCCAAACGACCCTCCAAAAATATGTCTAGTCCATCCTACAACATCTTCCTGTCTCCTAAATGTCATTGTCGGCATTTGCCCATCTTCTCTAACTACCCATACTTGTGAATCTGGTTCTTCTGCATGATCCATTTCTACGATTCCGCCTAGCGTAATATGCTGTGCTAATCGAGTCATATCAAATGCACGATACCCATCTGTTTCAAAAGTAAACCCGAATTCTCTTATTTTTCGTTTTGCTCGTTGTGTAAATAAAACGATATTATCAACACGAACAGGAGCAATTTGCGCTGATCCGTGAGTAGTTTGTCGTCTAACTGTAATATCAGAAGGTGTTATAACTGCTCCCGTAGAAGAAGGAATCCATTCACCTCCCGTTGTACCGATAGATAAAGTATCTTCACCAGCCGACATCCATCTTATAGCATTTACGTTATCCGCAGAAATAGTAAAGTCTAGTGCATCATCGTCTTGTACTGTCCCATCAAACGTTCCATCAGTAGTAGGATCGCTATCTGGTGAGTGATTTTCAAAATCCCCAGTTTGAGACGCCCAAAATGTTTGAGGCTGATCGACATTAGAGGCGGCGTATAATCTCTGCTCAAAAAATGCCCCCGTTCCGGGATATCCGGTAGTTGCAGACCAAGCGCCTAATCTCCATTCAGTTTCAGCAGTAGTAACCGTAAACGTTCTTTCTACGTCTACGGTTACACTGGTCGTTCCCCCAACGGCGGTAATTACACCCCATCCCCAATTCGTAGTAGAATCATCCGTTAATCGAATAGAACGGCCTATATCAGTAGAAAGAAAACCTGATCCTCCATTAATACCTGTAGTAGCAGATGCAGTAATCGTAACTCCTAATCCAGTAGCGGCGGAAGAAGTTAAAGTAGTTGGGGTTGTATTTTTTGGAAGCCAAGGGCCGTCTTGCCACGGGACTTCTACTAATGACCATGTGGTATGACCACGGCGTTCTAATCTATAAGTCGGATAATCTTTATGAAACATATATAAAATATCCGCTGATTGTGGGCCTTCTACTTGATATAAATCTGCTTCTGCATACGGAGTAACTAATTCTACCGGAGCATTATCTAGTAACGCTACATTATCTATTTGAACAGTTTTTCCCAATTCATTAAGAAACTGAACATAAAAATTAGCCGCCGTAGCTGTAAAGGAATAAGTATGATATCCAACTTCTGCAATAAAATCGTCAACTAATTGAGTACCAGACGAAGAAGTTCCAACTCGAAAAAACGCATAATCTCCGGGGGCGCCCAATACTTGAAATTGTAGAACGTGTTCCGTTGCCGCAGAATTGGATACAGTTTGTTGTGCATGGGCATTGGTAGAACCATTCGATATTAAATTTAATCTTTGGTTTGTAGAATCGTGAGAAATAGATGATCCAGATCCAGATGAATCGCTCCATCCCGTAATATTAGAAACAAATGTTCCATTACTAATTGAAGCTGTAATATTAGGAACAGTTATTTGTCCTTGGTCTTTAAAAAATCTCATGTAATTATTGCCCATTTCCAGAATATAATTCTGAGAAGTAGAGAATTGAAATTTTTTAAGACGGGATTTTATCGTTGCTCCTGTTTTTGTTGCCGCTATATATCGAGTACCAGCACGGCGCATAGCACCACCCTCTGACAACGGGACAAGATTTTCCATTGTTTCCAATCCACTCGGGTATTTATTAAAATCAACCCGTGAGGCAAGACGGGGGGATAATTCCCCCGTATTCATGGAAGGGGTAATTGGATGGACTTTTGGCATTATCTAAATCCATTTCTAGAGTTAGCCCAAGTACCTCGAGGCCGGGGTTCTGGAAAAGAACTTAAAGCATCAATAGATTTTGCTCTGGCTAAATCTTTTTCTGCTCGACCGGAAAGTTGATCTTCAAGGACATTAGAATTAGCAACCGTAATTGCTAAATTTCTAGCGAGAGCGGATGATAATGCCATCCGGAAAGAAGCCGGCATTAAATTAGGATCAGTTTCTTTTTTAACGTAAGTTAAATAAACAGAGGTATGATCGGTAGAAAGAACTTTTTGACTACCAACTTGTTCTTCTCGATAATCTATGGTTCCATATCCAGCATCGTTATCATGGACAGAAATAGTATAAGCCCAATCAGATGGGAGAGCGTAAGCATAATCATATCCAAAACTAGGAGTAGTAGAAAGTTGTGCTAATTGAACTCGTTGGGTAGCAAAATTCCACGGGAACTCAAGCATATCATCTCGAATTTGTGCATAAATATCGTTAACCGCATTTGCATTAGGCGTAGCTTGAGTTAAAGAGGTAATTCTAGTTCCGCCCACTAATCGTAAGGCTACATTTGCTATATCAGTTTCACTCGGCATTAAAAACTCCTTTTATGCCAATACGGGTAGCGGTTGATCCCCCCGTGCTACTGCATGGGCTTCTTCTTTATTTTCGATTTCGCATATTGGTTTTCCGTTTACCGATATAATATACGCTTTTTTTCCAAGATTCCATGCGACTGATCCGGTTCCCGAAATAAATTCAGGGGGGGCTTTTTCTTTTGTTTCTTGTTTTATTTCCGGCAAAGGAAATCGAGTTATCTTAGAACTAATCGGATGAAAAACAACGTTATATCCTGTTTTTGTAACTTGAACTTCTAAAACAATTCCTTCAAATAAAGCTAATACCCGTTTATTTTTAATTTCCATCATCCGAATTATGTCCCCCGCCATTAGATTTCCGCCTAATGTATTAAAAAAACCGGGATTAAAACATTCTGTTAATTCGTGGTGTTCACAAATATAATTCCATACTTTTCCAAAATTTCCATCTTCGGGTTTATTTAGCTTATTTGCTTTCGCCTTTAACATAAAGTCTCCTTAATTAGTGAACGTACGGGCTTCCCCCACAAGGAGGAGAAAAAACAGAGAAGCCCGTACCTCACGTTAAACTACTTAGTCTGAATCCGCATAAGAGGCGTTCAGAACATTATCAGATATATCGACAGCGCCAGATGCGACAGCATTAACTATATGCAAGCCCATCCCGGCTATTGTACCGGTGCGGACAGCAGTTGTCCAATCAACGGTAAAAATTAAGTCGCCAACCTGAAAGATCTGGTCGTCATCGTCATTATTAAAATACCCCGCCGCATCTACGGCTGTAGATGCTTCCAAAGTATCATAACGCCAATGATTAAAGCCGTTATACGAACCCATGTTAGTCAGATCAGCCGGTATAAAAGCCATATCTGTCTCCTAATCTAAGGTTCAAAAAACAACTGAGGGGCCGAAACCCCCCAATCAAGTTACGAAGTTGGAATAGCGGCAGTATCATCAAGGTTCCCCTCGATAACTCCACCATCATCAATCATTACAGCATTACCGGACATAGCGTGATTCACAAAGTGAGCCGCCCGATCACCATGCCATGTGATATCTGCGCCAACAGAAGTTTCACCAGACATAGTTCCTGCAAGATTTCCGGGAGATTTACCGGAAGCGTAACCAATAGCTGATTTATTCCATACGAAAATCTTAGATGTAGCTGTTCCTACACCCGGATTTCCAGAATGAACAGTCCACATAACTTGCGCCCACCGTTTCCAATTTCCAACAGCGGCACCGTTATTGTAAACTTGACCATCGGCTCCAACATAGTCAGAGGATGCGAACTCTTGAATAGTAGATGCAATAGCCCACATTTTAGGGGACATAACACCATACATATTTCCCGGTTCGTATGCATCATTACTGATGAGTGCTTCAATCATACCGAGCAAACCATTTCTAGCGGCGGCGGATGAACCTACCGCTACTGAAACAGTAGATTGTGAAGTTGTGTCGAGTTCAGTAAGAATCTGATCGTCACATTTTCGACCAAGCGCTTTAGCACCGCCACGGGCGATAGCCATACGCTCATCAATGTTAATTTTTGCCTCATCCAGTTTATCAACCCAATCACCAGCATAGAAATCAGCTAGTGTCGTGGAGATCGCTGTATGAGTTTGGTTCATCGGAGTAATTGTTCCATGTCTCGCTTTTGTAGTAGCGGTTCCAGTTCCGATTTTCTGGAATGTCGCTACTGAACCCACGACATCAGATTTAAAGCGGACGGATGGTTTCAAAACCGAGCCTTCTCTCTGAAAAACGTCATGGACATCACGCTCATATTGCGTGATAAACGAATTAGTTATTGAGGTAGCCATTATAAGCCTCCAAAATTAATAAAATAATAATAATACTAACTATTACATTTCCTATGGAAGCCGTTTTGAAATTAGAATCCGGGAAGTCTTTTCAGAGGCCGTATCTTTTTTCTAACGGGGCATCGGTTATGTTGTACTACAAAACGGTGGGGCCAATTAAGGGAAGCCACCTATAAAAAATATACAAATACTTGTATATTTTGTCAATTCTTTATCTTCTGCGCCTTTTTTTTCTTTTTCTATATTGCGCTCTCACTTTCGCTTCTTCTGCTTTTGACATATGCGTATGGTGATGCGGAACTGTACTATATTTCTCTTTTCTACCCTCAGAATTTCTCTGTCTAACATCATCTGTTTTTGATGATTTTTTTCGGGAATAATTTTGTGCCGCTATTTCCCCGGCCGCTGTGGCTGGAAAAGCTGGAACCCTAGTTCGTTTTCTATTTTTTTTAGACGTAGCGGCATTAATAGC